TAGTTTTATGCAGACTGCTACATCAACAGGAAGACTATCTAGTAGAAATCCTAATTTCCAAAATCAACCACGTGCTAAAACTTTCCCTATTAGGAAAGTAATGAAATCACGATTTAAGAATGGTAAGATTATGGAAGTAGACTTTGCACAGTTAGAATTTAGAACTGCAGTCTTTCTTGCTCAGGACAAACAAGGTATGGAAGATATAAAAAATGGAGTTGATGTTCATCAATTCACTGCTGATATTATAGGAGTATCTAGACAAGATGCTAAGGCTCATACTTTTAAACCTTTGTATGGAGGTGTTAGTGGTACAGATGACGAGAAGAAATATTATACTGAATTTTTAACTAAATATAAACAGATTAAAGAGTGGCATGACAAATTAGAATACAGTGCGATTGCCACTAAACTAGTTACCTTACCAACAGGTAGGCAATATTCTTTTCCTGATGCGAAAAGGATGCCTTGGGGTAGTTCCAATTATTCCACCCAAATTAAAAACTATCCTGTCCAAGGTTTTGCTACTGCCGACATTGTTCCTCTAGCTTGTATTAATGCTTACGAGTTAATGAAACAAAAGAAGGTAAAAAGTCTACTAATTAATACTGTACATGACAGTATTGTTGTAGATGTCTATCCGGGTGAAGAAGATGTTATGTCAGATATTTTAGCCAAATCTACTACAGGGGTAAAAAACACAATGAAATCAATGTATAATATTGATTTTAATGTACCTCTAGATATAGAAATAAAAGTAGGCTCTGATTGGCTTGACATGACAGAAATAAAACTGTAACTTATCCACAACTATAAATAATAAGGAGTTATTATAAATGATGACTAATGAAATATCAGTAAAAGGAATGTCCGATGCTCAGATTATGGCAGCGATTGGACAAACTGTTGACACCAACAGACCCATGCTATCTCGATTACAAATTAACAGAGATGCAGAGGATGATGAAGGTAATAGATTACCAACAGGTCACTATCAAATCTATCATCCAGAACTAGAACAAAACATATATGGTGAGTCAGTAGAATTTAGACCTTTCTATACTGCTTATCAGTATATGGCTTATAATCCTGCCGAGAAGAAATATACTTCCCGTTCTGTTATCTTTAGAAATTGGAAAGAAGATATCATCGACACTTCAGGTGGCACACGATGTGGTAAACTTCCTGAAGCACAAAAAGCTAATCTTACACCTGCTGAATTAGAACTTCAGAAACAGATAAAATGTTATAAGATGACTTATGGCACAGTATCTTTCAAGGGTAAAAATGCTAAAGGCGAAGATGTAGATATCGAAAACTTCCCTGTCCTTTGGAGAAACACAGGAACTAATTATAATATTGTTAACGAAGCATTTACAGGCTTAACTAACCTTGGTAAACCGATGTTTAAATATACTTTAACATTAGGTACAGAGAGAAGAAAAGCAGGTGCAGTACGTTTCTTTGTTTCTACTTATAAAATTAATAAAGATAAGGAATTAAGTTTCTCTACAGATGATGAAAAAACTTTAGAGAGTTTCTTAACTTTAATTAATTCTGAGAATAAAAGTGTTAGTACTCAGCATGGAAAGGCAACTACTCAAGCAGAATCAGATGGTGATGATGCAAAAGTAATTGACCAATTAACTAAGTAAGTGCATTTACTTTTAGTAAAAATACAAGAACTATTATCCCGCTCCACTACGGAGCGGGTTGATATATCAGAAGATATTATTGAGCAGTTTGGAGAGGATTGTAAAACTGCATTTAGAAAACAATTCACAGAAGAAAGAAATAAAGAATTTTCTATACGAATGTCTAGTATTGGCAAACCTTTATGCCAATTACAAATGGAGAAGAGTAATTCTTCATCAGAGTCACCCCCTTATAATTTTAAAATGAGAGTCTTGTTTGGAGACTTAATTGAAGCGGCAGCAATAGGTATTATGAAAGCTGCAGGAATTAAAATTCAATCAGAACAGAAAGAAGTTCATAATGAATTATCAGGTGTTAAGATTAAAGGTACTTATGATGTTGAGATAGATAATAAAATTTATGATATTAAAAGTGCATCTCCTTGGGCGTATGACAATAAATTTGCAAAAGGATTTAATAATGTCAGAGAAGATGATAACTTTGGATATGTAGTTCAAGGTTCTTTATACTCGGATTCTTCAGGTAAACCTTTTGGTGGATGGATTGTAATAAATAAATCTACTGGTGAATGGCAAATAGTAGAAACACCTACTTATAATGATGATTATAAAGTTAAAGCAATAAAAATTGCTGAAGAGAATATAGATGCTTTAGTAAATGATAAAGAGTTTGAAAGATGTTTTGAGGATACTCCTGAAACATTTAATAAAGTAACTACAGGCAACAGAGTATTAAGCACAGTCTGTTCTTTTTGTTCTTATAAAAAAACTTGTTGGGGAGAAGAGTTACAGTATCTTCCACAACAACAATCAAAAGCAAAATCACCTAGATGGTTTTGGTATACAAAATTAGTTAATCCAAAGGAGGATAAAAACGATGTCAAAAAGTAAAGACTTAGAATCACGTGGTCCTGTGATTTATGTGACACCTGTACCTGAGAGGCAAGGTTCATTTATGTGTAGTATTAAGAAAAATAAAAACCCATCTGAAGATGAACAAACTTGTGAAATTATGGCAATGGGAATGATGAGAATGTGCCTAACAGACCCTGCATATGTTTATGATTTAGGTATAGAAGCTTTAGAGGAAGAAGAAGCTGAAGCTTCTTATAAAGAACCTGTACTAAAAGGTAATGGTAAGCATAGTGATACTAACATTGTTGATATATTAGATTATATTAAATTTAAAAATGATAATGGTAAGTTAAATTAATGAGTGAAGATAATTTTAATAACTCTAGTGATATTAAAACACTAAAGAAATTTGATTTAGATTTACAGTTTGGTCAAATGCGTGAAAAGAAACTTCACGATATGTTTTTTAAGAAAAAGTTTGAGATAAAGTCTGAAAGGGATTGGTGGCAAAAGACAGGTAACATTGCTATTGAAATACAATGTTATGATAAGCCAAGTGGGATATCAGTTACCAAAGCTGATTATTGGATGCATATCTTAACTGATGGTGATGATGAATACTGTACTCTAGTATTTAAAGTAAGTACTGTTAAGAAACTTGTAAAAAAATATAAGAACAAAAATGTTTTTGGAGGAGACCATAGAAAATCTAAATTCGTTTTAGTTCCATTAAAAGAATTATTTGTGTTGGAGAACATAAAGAATGGATAAAATTAATCCAAATTATTATAAGACTAAAACCGTAGAGACTATTGAAGCTATTAAATCTCAGCTTACAATAGATGAGTTTCGAGGTTATTTAAAAGGTCAGATTTGGAAATATTTATCTCGCCACAGAGAAAAGAATGGTTTTGAGGATTTGCAAAAAGCAAAGTGGTATATGGACTACTTAATACAATTTGAGAAAGAAATGGGTGAAGGAAATTTAATTACTAATTAGGAGATACTATGAAAACTAACAACTATATAATAACTGGGGAACAAGTACAGATTATATTACGATATCTGTTTACAAGACCCTATGGTGAAGTAATAAAACTGATAGAAATCTTAGGACAGTTGAGGGAATTAGATGAAAAAGTTAATGCGGACTTCATCTCAAAAAAAACTAACAAGTAGCAATCTTGCTACCATCTATGTTAACCTAGATAAAAGTGGGGAAATTAAGCTAGACTTAGATTATATTAAACCTGCTAATTTTATAGAAACATTTAAAAAGAAGTTTCCTGATTATGAGAACTCAGTATTATTATCTTCTATTATTTACGATACTATATCTGCTTATGAAGATTTATATGACAGGATTCAAAACACTATCAATATGAATTAAATATTTCGCATTTCCATACTTAATGCTCTTGACCTATTAGGAGTTTGCTTATACCACCTAGAACGCATCATTTCGTTTGCTGCATCAGGGAAATTACCTTCTTTTAGATATTTAATCATATTTTTAAATTTAGATACTCCTGTAAAACCCATCTGGAAAATCATTTCACAGATAATCCCTTTAGCTTTTATAGGTATATCTAAATTATTTTCCATACAAAATTTTTCCATTAAGTTCCATGCTTTGTCAAAATCTTCATCAAATATTTTATCCCATCCTTCTTTATCTTTAGGAGGCTCTTCTCCGGGTAACATTTTATGACCATAGCCCCCTGTTTTAAATCCAAGGGTATCTATATAAGTATCTAGTCTATACCCTTCATGTTGCTTGATTCTTTCTTTCAATGCATCTTTAATTATATCTGACATTGTTTCTCCTATAACTTTAGTTAAACTATTTCTTTTTTGTAATAAGCCCCATAGCACCTTTAGCACCTTTAATACCAAAACTTGCTGAACAAGCTATGTATAATAAATGCTTATAGTAATCAGGGAGTGAATGTAGTGCTTCAAATCCTGCTTTTATATGAGGTGTCCATCCGGGGATGAAAACTAATACAGCA